ACCGTCGGCGTGCTTGTGTTAGTAGGTGTGGGTTGGTCAGGAGTTTGTGACGGAGTTGGGGTGGGGTATTGAACACATGCGTTGATATCTTCGAAGATTTGAATAAACAAATCTAATGCGACCCCCGCAACATTATCATTAAACCTTTCCATAAAAGGTTGGGCTTGTGCTGGCAGAATTGTCTCAAAATAATCATACAAATCCCCACGCTTAATCTGTGATAATAAATCTCTGGCACATAAAGACATATCTGAAACACAATCTTTTTCATTATCCAAGGTTTCATTTAACCGGTCTGCGAAGATTGCTGTTAATTGATATGTTGTTGTATTTTCGTCGAATTGGATTGATAATGGAACAATAAATAAAAATGGATATACAACCGTAGTCCCTGAAACATTCTTTCCGAAGTCAACAAGGTTACCATAACCGAAAGAATTCAATCTTGGGTTATTTTCTTGGAATTGTTGTAATAAGTCCAAGACCTTATGAAAACTTACATATTCTTCCATTGCTTTTGTTTTTGTTTCATTTTCTCTATCTCTTTTCTTTCAGCTTCTTTTCGGTCTTTAAACACAGATAGAGTGTTTAGACATAAATAGATTGGTAGCTTGTCTATATGAGTTATTTGGGTGATATCTTCTTTACAGAGTTCAAGTGTCGCTCCAAAATAAAATCTAGCCGTAGCTTCTTTCGGAGCCATTTTGGAAATATCTTCATCCCGTTCTCCATCAGTTTGTACATCTTCATCTGTAATTCCAAAGTATTCTTTATACCGTCTGTGTATGTTTTTACGATGAAAAAAAAAAGCTGCGCCGCACCAAACCAAATCTTAATTGGGACCTTTTTGAAAAGTTCAGCCCTTTCTTCAATTGTATCAGCGTCATAAGGTTCAATGGAATATTTTGTTCCTTTGATTGTTTTGACGGGTCTGTATAATACAGATAAAATCTTATGAATATTTTCTGTGATATCTTGGGATGATAAAAACTCCAAATCTTTCCAAGCTCCCCATGCCAGTTTCCCCCAATCATTTTCAAACCCATAGGTTGTTCCTTTGAGTTCGAAAGTGAATATCATGTCTTTGGTCACATTGTCTGTAAGTTTTGTGAACACAAAAGCTTCAACAAACTCTATGTCTTTTTTATTGGCGTTTTTTAATTCTGTTTCGGGGATATCCAAATAGACCGATAACAACTTTTCAGGTCTTACATCTTCCATAAAAACTTTATGGAATTGTATCCTTTGGTATTGTTCCACGGTCATCGATTCTTCAATCTCGTATTCTTTCTTTCCTATTTTAATTTTTATCATACTAAAACTTTATAATTTCCTTGTCTTTTATCAAGAGTACTATCCAATACATATCTTATTGCGTCGATGGTATGGTTCATATCGTCAACAGCAGAATCCAGTAACTTACCATCTTTATCTGTTTTCCATTTATAAGATTGAAACTCTTTAAGAATATTAGGTGAACTTGAAGTAATGAATACTTTATGTCTTTTGATTTTATCAATACCTGCCAAAATTGATTGTTTTGATACTGCGAAAGCGTTATACCTAACCCTTCGTAATTCCTCGATATTTTGAGGTAAAGCACTATCGCACCATATACGGTCCGTCTTTTCAATCGATAATTCGTTCATTTTATAGATAATATCCCCCATCGTCAAATTCTTAACATATAATAATTCTTTAAGGTACAACTCATCATTTCTTTTATAGACATCAATTAAAGTTGTGGCATCATTGAATCCGAAGTCCATTCCTCTACCAAGTAATTTAGCATCATTTGGTATTGTGTCAACAACATTCCATTTGTTGAATACAAGAGTTGTGGGAATCCCACGCTCCCCCAAGGAATAGATACGATAATAATTTTCGTCAGTTTCACGGAGTCGCTCGATTTCTTGAATAAGAGATTGGGGAATGAAGGGGTTATCACGCCATGTGGTTTTGAAGTGATAACAATCATCTCTTTGTTCCAAGTCGTATACCCAAGAATTTATTTCTGATGGATTAAAATCAAGAACGGAAAACTCTTCTGTTCTCATAATAAGTTGTCTCCAATCTTCAATATGTAATTCGTTGGCTTCGTTACAATACAGATAATTTCTTTTTGAACCACGGAGTTTTTGAGGTTCGTCACAACTGAACCAGTTGATAATTGAACCATTGGATAATTTGTAATAACCATCTTGTTTGTGCCAGCTTGAAGGGTCGTATATTTCAAACATCTCCAAGACCTCAACAAGGTCTTTCAGTACCGAATTCTTCAATGATGGTAATGTTTTTCTTACAATGGATAGGGTCTTACCTTGATGAATTAAAAGTAATTGAATGTAGAAAATAAGAGTGTTAACCGTTTTACCCGACCTTGAGCCACCTTGTGCTGTTACAATTTTTTTCCCCGCTTCATAGGCTTGTAATAGATGGTCGAATACTATGGTTGTTTTAACTTTTGGCACTTCTTATTCTTTTAGGTTTATATTTGTGAAACCTGAAATATGGATTGGATTTGTGGTAGTCGTCAATGTCTTGAAATAAAGTTTTCAGGTAATCAATAACAAAGCCCCTTTCATAAGATTCTTCCAAATAAAAAAATACTTTATGAAATAGCAACCCTTGTTTGTTCAAATCATATCCTTCCGTAAAACCATCTAAAAATATAAATTGTGGTTTATAATATCCGTCTTTTGATTTTTTGCTGAACAGTTGTTTTAGCCCGTGTCTGAACAACTTTTTTTCTCTTGAAACATCTTCTCCTTTGTGGTATGAATAACCACCGAAAGAAATTTGAACGGTATTGAGTTGTTTCTTTCTTCCTGATTCTAGTTTGAAAATTAGTGTGTCATAATTTGAAAATAAGTTGACACCTTCATCTTGGAATTTCATCGTCCTTGTCCTCTGTATTTTGATTTGTGTTTATCTTTCGGTCCCCTATGTTTTTTTGGTTTCTGTCCTTTCCTTTTTCCGAAGGTCACCTTCCTACTCTCTTGTGATGCTTTTGATTTAGCCATTAAAATAATTCTTGTTGGATTGCTTTGTTTATCTTTTTATTAAAATGATTCTTTTCCAATTTCCATTTATACCCATAGGATGTTTGATTTCCTTTTCTCAAACAATCTTCTATGTGGTTGTGTGTTGTATGTCCCAAATGTTTTTCGGCTTGTCCTATTGATGTAAATGTGTTTAATAGCTTGTCTTGAAGGTCATATTGGTTGATTACATATTCTGGTTCAAGTTTCCAAATATATCCACCCCTTGAATCAAACTTTGTTCTATTGTATGTTCTCATGATGTCCCCATCATCAACACCTGTTGCCTTTGAAGCTTCCAATCTGTTTTTATAATCCGCAATGTAGTTACCATCTAAATCATATTGAACAACTCTATAATTTTCTAATTGTTCACCTTCAATTCTTTTCTTACCAAATTCACCATATCTTTCGTTCAATTCATATCCAATAAAGTTTCTATTAAGTTCCTTACATGCTAAACCTGTTGTCATAATTCCACCGAATGGGTCTAATACAACATCCCCTTCATCTGTTAGGAATTTGATGTAATATGCTGGTAGGTCTTTGTAAAATGGGGCGGGATGTTTGATTGTATTATCTCGAGCATGTCCCGCTGTATGGAATCTAACAACATTGTCTGGTCTTATTTGGAAGTCATCAGTTTTTTTTTGGTCAGGCATAAATGACTCTTTAATCCTTTCACCATTTACAATCTTGCCGTGATTTTTGATATTCCATTTGTACTTTGCTCTTTGTTTGTTGGATTCAGCTGGCTCCTTCAATACTCTATCCATATAAAACTTCAAGTGTTTCTGGTCTTTCACAAAATGAAATATGAACTCTGTTGTGTTCCTAAATCTTTTTGGACTTCCATTTGGTATTCCATTCATTTTATGCCAAATATATGTGTCGTAGAATTTTAATTTTGTTTCTTTCTGACTACGATAAATTAACTCGTAAATAAAAGGATTTCTATACCCACCAGAACAATTATCATTAATGTTTAGTATAAAACTACCACTCGGTTTCAAAACCCTGTAAATGTCATTAAAAAGGGGTAATAACCAATCACAATATTCTGATGGTTTCTTTATTGAAATATTCTTTCCATAATTCACAATATCAGCATAAGGTGGACTTGTTATAATCAGGTCAACAGAATTATCTTGTTGTTCCTTTATCAAGTCAAAACAATCCCCAATCTTAATCGAGCTTTCCATCCTCTATATTCTTTCTGATAATCTCAATCTGAATTGGATTATCTTCTTTTATCTTGTCCCCTTGAGTTGTGATGTCCAATTGTTTTTCATCACGCCAGTTATCTCTGAACTTGTTCTTAACAATCTGTAACCATAATCTTTGGTTAAACTTATTTGAGTTTCCAGATTCCATTGCTTCATAAGCTTTGTTGACCCACCAATCTTCACAGAGTTTGTTATACTCTTTGAAAGCTTCGGAATATTTCTTATTTCTTTTGAGCAATTCATAGTGTGTATCCCATGATATTCCCAATTTGATAAGGTAATCTGTTATATGTTTTCCTTGTCTTCCACTATCAATGATTATTTCATACCATTGTGGGGGCATGGTTGTTTCAGCTTTGGGACGACCTGGTCCTCTTCGTTCATTTTGTTCCATTATCTTTTTGTTTTGTAATTAGCAGCGTTATGAATTATTTTTATCAATTCTTCTTTTGATGGTTGACCGTTTGAATTCGGGAATATGGAATTGTATATGTGATAACCTTCAGCCCACTGGTGGTCATCTAATTGCTCCACAGGGGTATTCTGGATTGATACAAGATAATCCTTTGCCAGTTGAACATAACTTGGTATGTTCAAATTATTTAATGTCTTCTTTTTTCCGCAGTTACATCCCATCTTCTTCTAAACTTGTATAATATTTTTCTCTTATGTTATGGAATATCCTACAGAGTTTTTGATAAATTTCTGCTCTGTTGTATGCTTCCGACTTGAGTGCGAACTTATACTCAAGTTCAAGGTGAAATAAGAGTTGACCAATTGATATTTCAAATTCGTTTGGGTTTCTTGTTGAAACATTTCTGTCGAAATAAAAGTTGGTTAAGTCCCTTATAAGAATATCTCTATCAATTTTATTCATAGAGAAATATTCGGTTATTTTTAATCTTAAATCATTTTCCATAATAAATAAATATAAAAAACCCCCAAAGAATTGGGGGTTATTAGACACAGAGAAAAAAAAAGAATAATAAGAGCTTGGAAAAAATAAATCTGAAAGATAAAACTCTGGTCTAAATATTTGTTTTGGGGTCTAGCATTTTTTGTACTTGTGACTCCAAATGTTTTATAATTTCTTGTTGCTCCTCAACTCTTCTTGTTAGTGTTTGTATCTCTGACCTCAATCCCCCGATTATTTCTTCATACACTTGAATCTGTAATAGGATGTTGTTGAAACTTTTTGTTACAAGGTCTTGTTTATCTTTTTTTATTCCATAGATAAATCCACCAAGTCCTGTTATGGCGGATACAATTGTGGTTATTAACATTTCATTCATACTTGAATAAATATTATCCACTATGGAATAACTAAATCTTTTAAGGGTATTTCCACTTCTTGTCCTGTTGTTGTCAACTTAACGAAAGCAGTATTTTTTGTTAAACTGATTCGTTGGATAATTCCAAACAAACCAATCAGCTCCGGGTTATCGGCTCTGAATATTTTTACTTCAGCCCCCTTTTGTTTTTGTCTTATCTTAAATCCCATTGTCTAAATTTTTATTTGTCCATTTGATATATTCCAAATATAATTCATGTAAATGAATTCTATCACTCATTTCCATTTTTGAAAATGGTCCCCAATTCCAATCTGTTCTGAACAAGATATGGAATTTCGATGGGATGTTTGTCAAATCTTTGTTAGCCCATTTATCCCAATCAATAGGTAAATTTTCCTTGAAGTCATTAGTATATTCAAGGTTGTAGACATTGAACTTTTCTTTGTTCAAATAGGTTGTTAATTCTTGTGTTTTCATTTTTATTTGTTTTGATTTATTTCGTTTACTATTCCAGCCCACATTTCTTGAGCATCTTTATACAAATCTTTCCTGTTGTGTTTTTTGTATAACTCATCGGCTTTCGTTGAAGAGTTTGTAAGTTTTTCTATTGATACCCATAACTGCCCATGAACCAATTTAAATAACCTTGGGTCATCATTGGATGTTTTGTTTTTTAAATTCTTTGGAGTTGTGTTTACACCTTTTTCCTTCTGTTCTTTTAACCACTTTGACATTTGTTTGATATAAACTCCTTCTGAATTCTTTAACTCTTCCCTTATGTAAACAGAAGCCTTTTTAATCAAAGTTTGTTTTTCTTCTTGAGTGAAAGAATTCCATAGATTTATTGTATCTATGTCAACAGCATTCTTCCTTGGAGGGAAAATAGATTCAAGCTTTTCCAACCCCTTTGATACAACATCATCACCATCAGGTGATGTATGTTGTCCTAGATTTGATAATTCATCTTTAGATGAATTATCAATACTGTTATAGTTACAGTTATAGTTAGGTTTTTTGGGTTCATTTGGGTTTCCCAAAATACCCACTGGGTTTTCTTGGTTATTATCTTTTTTTGGTCTTCCTCCTTTCTTACCGTTTGTGGTGTTTCTTTCAACGATATTGTTATAAGTTTCTTTATTTCTTTCAAGGTCAGGAAGTATCATCATCCAAATAGCATTATGGAATGGATTTTCAATAGTAACTTTTCTACCATTATTCCAATCATTGATGTTTCTCACCAATACACCGATATCTTCATTTGGTAATTTACATAAGGCTTCCAAGGTTTCTGCGTAAATCATAACATTCAGTTTCTTCATAAATACAGCTCTTTATCAATAAATATACATTTCTGTGAATAATTCCAAAAAAATAGGAAAAAATATTTGTATTTACAAAATAAATTAACTATTTATTGTTATGAAAGAATTTATTAACAGAAGAATTTGGGACAAAGATGCTGGTTTATCATATTTCTGTCCTATCTGTGGAAAGTATAAACCTGAAAAGGAATTTTACAAAAGGAAGAATTCAAAGTGGGGAGTTGAAAGGTCTTGTAAGATTCACTTCACAAAAAAAGGGAAAGATGAAGACAAAGGTGAACATCTTAAATTTTCAAGGCTCACGGAAGATGATTTCGTTGGAGCGAGACAACTACTACAAAAACTTGGGTACGACACAGGAAAGGATATCCATACCCAATTCAAAGACAAACATAATCTAAAATAAACATTTAAAAACAAAAACGATGTATTCAGTAAAACACATGGAGTTACTCAACTTTGTAAAAAACAATGGGCAGGTGGATGTGGAGATGGGACCACGGGATGTAAAACAAAACAAAAACTTTTACAACCGTACATTCCGGCTTGAATCCGAAGGTCTATTTACTATTCAGAGAAGAGATGGTGCTAAATCAATTTTTAGTTTAACCCCACTCGGACTCAAAGTAACCAAAGGAAATTGTAAATGAGTCGACAAATGAACATGGAATCAATCAAGTACAATGAAAGATATTTTGATTGGGTAAAAGAAGAATCTAATAATATTCTTACCGCTTTGGGTTATGATGTTACCAAAGAT